TATACATCTTGCGTGTGGATTGCGTAAATTAATCCTAGCATTGCTAGGGCAAACCCTAGCAACACCATAATTGTTCTTCCTATTAGTTCAGCCTTATTCATACTTTGATCTGCACTTTCCCTGTTGCATTTCTCCAACCATCTGCGTCTAAATCCCAGTAATTTAAAACAGGTTGACCAGACTTATCTACATAAGCACCTTTCTGACTTGGAGTGCCATCTGGTTTGTCATATCTGCCTTTTCTTGTAATAAAGCATTTATGTTTTTTTGCGAAGTAAGTTATATAAAACATTTTGTCCTTTCTTTTTATTAATAGGACTATCCTATATCAGATAGTCCTATTTGTCAAGTGTTAATTTACACTTTGTTTTTCGTATTGTAGTCTTGCCTTGATTTTATCCTCTCTTGATACGTTTTTATTCTTCATACCTTTAATCATACTAGCAAGATTACTTGGATTGTAGATTGTAAGACCTGTTGAATTAGTTCTAACTAATTCTGCCTCGTCTAATTCTATTCCAAGTTCTTTTGCAAGTTCAATACCCTCAGATAAATATCTGTATGCTTTTAAACCAATTTTTAATTGATCTGTCTGCTTACCAATACTATCTATCCAAGTTTGGTGTGTGCTTACGACTTTTGCTTTCGCACTTCGCCATGCTAAAAAGAGATTGTACTCGTCTTTAGTACAAGCTATTGCTCTTGAACGACAGTGAGAAGTTCCAATTACATCTAAGTAATAAGGTGCGTTGAAGTCCTTACATAAACCAACTGCATTTCTGTCATCATCACTAGAATAATGACTTGATGAGTGCTTACCAATAAACTTATTGTTCGCCTCTATGTGTTTGGTTTTATGTGGGTTGCTGTCCTTACCTGATTGCTGTGCAATTATATCAGGGTTTAAACCTTTTGCTTTAAGTTCCTCTCTATAATATGCGTAGGCAAAATGTTCACTATCCTCACTACCCCCATACTCGTTGCCATTTAGATTGCCATACAATCCAAAGTCAAAATGTGATTGCGTCTCTGTTTTCTCGCCATCTTCATCAACATCTTCGGAGTGTGCAAAATAAAAGCATTTATCTTTTGCAACTACATCACAAGGGTCGCCATACTTCTTTTTAAACTTTCGTAGTGTGGCTACATCATCAGTAGGGTAAGACCTTTCAACAACTTTTTTTGCTACATTGAAAGTATCTCTTTGATAAGCATTAAACACTTCTCTTGCTTGTAGAAATGCTTGTTGCTCTTGCGTCTCTTCTTTCTCGAATACATCTTTAATTTTATTAAAGAGTTTATTTCTGTACTCGGTGTTCATACGTATTTTAGACATTATGTCCTTTCTTTTAGTGTTATTAATAATCCCAAACTATCCTATTGACATTTGTTTGTCAAGTGTTTATATAGTGTTAGGACTAAACAACTAGAAAACCAAGTGGATGAAAAAGAACAAAGCATTGCTAAGCTTCTCTATTAATTGCACTACCTCTAGTTGTAGTCCTTTCGGGTTTGGGTGGGCGTTCTAGCATGCGATTAGTCCACCCTTAAGCCCTGATCCAATTGTTAGTAGCGGGGATTGACCTAACCAACGCAATTGGATCTGGGTTTAAAGGCGCTTGGAGTGAGGAAATAAACTCTATAGCATAGGTCGTGATCCTAAATGGATGGGTGAGTATTTCTGCAGAGAAAAAACCCCGCCTACGCACACCTGCGCCCTTGAGCCCTGACCTGTAGATGTAGAGACACAGGGTCCCTGAGACGCCTCAATACAAGTGTGTCGGCGGATATCTACAGGTCTGGGGTCAAGAAACACTAAAATTATAGAGTGCTAGCCAACCTGATTTTAGCTTGACTCCCACAGGGCCTGGGTAAAGGCCCAAGCTTGAGCCCTGATCCGAGCGGTGAAGAAACGCTAGTGTTCTGTTAAGCCGCCCGACTACTAGCTGGTAGGGTTTACTCGGATCTGGGGTCAAGTGGTTTATGTCTTAGACAGAATTATATTAGGTGCTAAGCACTTGGCCAAAGCAACAAGCCCCAAGCTTCAAGCGGCAAGCTTCAAGCTTGACAATAACTGTAGGATTCTGTAGGATGTATTTAGAAAGGATAATTATGGATACTAAAACATTAAAAAGAATTGCTAAAGCGTTAGAAGAACTAATCGCTCTGGTGAAGGAAGACATGAAACCTAAACGTGCCAAAAAGAATTAATCACAACAATTTGATACCATGGTTCACACAGGACCATGGTACATTGCCCAAGGCTTACCTGGCATCTTGCCAAAGGTTTTTTCTTGAATTAGATAGAAAAGCTGCAAGCCGCAAGCGTCAAGCTTCAAGCTCCAAGCCACAAGCACCAAGCGGCCTTAGTTCGGACATAATTAAAATATATAAATAAATTAGAAAGGATAATATGCCAAAAAATAAAAAAGACTGGTTTGACACTCACGTTAAAGTTATGACGCTTGACGACAATCCAGAACAAGAGAAAAAAATACACTCAGAAATAAAAAAAGCTTGCATTGAACGCTGGACAAAGCAAGTAAGCGAAGTTACAAAAGAGTTAAACAAGGAGGAGAAAGATGAGCGCGATTAGAAAAAGCGAGACATGCGAAGAGAAGCTTCGCAGAATGTGTAAGAACATTGCGGAGGAGATAACAGCGGGCAAGACTGAAAAAGAGTGCGATCAGCCTGACGAAGGATCTATGGCATCAAGCTTCATGGACCACGTTTACGATATAGAATGGATCACGCACAACGACAAGAGCTACAAGGCTGCCAGGTTACTAGTTGCTGGAGGCGGACCCAACATATGGGTGAACCTTCAAACTAATACAGTCGATGGTTACTGGGGCACTGACAAGTGCAGTTGGGGCTTCGCCGATGAGATTGGCCTAGATGACTACCTAGAAGAGTTACATGCCTGCTCATAGAAAATACGACCACATCATAAACAGAATCCATAATGACTGGTGCCGCGAAAATGGTTATCCGGTCAGACCGTGTTTACCAAGAGGCAGGCCACAAGCTACAAGCCTCAAGCGCCAAGCCGTAAAAGTTTCTGGCGGCAAGCCTCAAGCCCCAAGCTACAGGCCTCAAGCTTCAAGCCACAAGCCGCAAGCTCCAAGACACTAGAACCCTCATAAAGTTTCAGGCCACAAGCTTCAGGGGTCTTGACCAAGATAAAACTATTCTTAGGATGCTTCACATGATAGGCAATTTGGTGTGGTGACAGACTCACAGAGTAGCGTTTTGTAACCTTAAACTCAATTGTAAAATAGAACTGATTAGCATTGTAACACAACGCATCTGGTGTACCTAAACTACTTGTATTTTCTATTCTTGTATAAATTATTTCTGGTGTTTTACTTTTAAAATATTTGTAAAACTTTGCCTCTGGCCCCATCAGTTTTTAACGTTATATCTTCTTTTTAACTTTACCCATACGCCAACTTTCTGTCGTAGATATTTCCAATACAATTCTATGTGATTCACGTGAACCAATAACATTATTCTCTAAAAGACTCATAGATATAATATCAAAATAACCATCAGGTGAGTGAAACTCTCCTTGCGGTAACTTAACTTGCACTCTCGCCGATTGGCAAACAGGTGATTTTAAGAACTTATTTAACTGATCTGCTAATAACTTTCCGCTTATCATAGGTTGACTTTTACGCCAAGTAACGTTAGAAGTCAAGTATGCACAAAAAAGGCTTATTAAATGCACTGCACGACAAGTACGAAGCACAGATATCTGCAGCACATGCAACAATAAATATATATCTAAATAGCGCTGTTGGTATAGGTGAACACCCACAACACATAGATGAACTAGATAAACAACTGCAAATAATAGCAGACGCAGAAGAAAAATTAAATATCCTAGAAGATTTTGGAGAAGAGAATGGGAGTACCTAAAAGATTAACAGAGATGCAACAGAAGTTTGCACATCTATTAGTTACAAACGAAGGCAGGATGACTGGTTATGAATGCGCTAAGGAAGCTGGCTATTCAGAGGACAGAGCAAGACAGACAGCGTATGAATTACAAAACCCAAAGTTATTCCCACTAGTTGTAAAATACATTGGAGAGATTAGAGAAGAAAACAATAAAAAATACCAAGTAGACTATGGTAGACATATTGCAGAACTAGGTAAGATAAGACAGAAAGCACTAGAGAAAGGTGCATGGTCAGCTGCCGTAAA